CATATTGGGCGCCCTTGCGGTAGTTACACTTCGCACACGCGGGCTGGAGGTTCTCCATTGAGTGATCGCCTCCGGCGTGTAACTCGAGGATATGGTCCACGGTGTTCGCTTTACGGACGCCGCATATCACGCAAGTAGGGGAGCCGGCGAGGATCCTCTTTCTGTTCTCTACGTATCGTTTGTCTTTGTAGTGGTCGCTCATGCTCTGATGAGTCCGCTATCACATGGGCAGGGTATGACGTCTGAGTCTTGGACGGTCCAGCGTTGCCCGTGGCATTGTGGACAAATGGCGCGGTTTTGTTCTCTCTTACTTAAATAACCTAGGGACTTTGTTCGTTGGTCTTTCTTATTAGTTACTTCTATAGGGGACGCCTTTTCCGACGTCGGGTAATCCGTCGTCGGCTGTGGACAAGTGGGGGAGTTATCCCGAGGCTTTTCCACGGGTTGAGGCGTGTCGTAAACGTAGGTGTTTGTGGACATGCGGCCGGTCGTTTTGTCTTGGCGTACTTCGCGCCGTAAGTAACCGGCGGACTCTAATTCTTTAAGCCCGGTTCGGATCGCGTCGCGTTTCTCTCCTCTTGGCGTCGCGGTTTCTAGTGCTAGGCGCTCCGATGAGACGGACCAATTATCCGGGTAGGAAAGTAAGAGGGCGAGGATCCCGCGGGCCTTAAACGAGAGCGAGCGGTCGCGTACGACCGAGTTAGCGATCGTAAGGTAATGGGACTCGGGTCGGGGTGTTCTAATAATCATTGGCGTGGATCCTAACTAGATGACCGATTACCTCGGCGACTTGTGGGACGACGGCGTTTCCTAAACATTTAAGTCGGTCCACCCTGCGGGAAACCCCATTAGCCACTCGACCCACGTCGGGTTCAGTTTGCCACCACTCCCAACCGCCATAGGTAAGTCTGTCTCCAATCCCTTGATAGACCTCCCGGACGGGCCCTTGTAGTCCCTCGCTTGCGGAGTTGGCCATTTTTGGACCGCGTCCGCTAAACCCATCGAGTGACCTCTCCCGCCGTTTTTGGGCTCCCTCCGATAACTGTTCCCCTCCTGAGTCCATATCGCGTGTGGGTGTTCTATTTCTTGAGTCGTCGGGGTAGGCCACGATAATAATTCGGTCGCGGCGATGAGCGGCTCCCACGGAGGCCGCCGATATAACACGCCATTCCGCGCAATACCCGAGTTCGGTAATTTCTCCAAGGACGGTAGTTCCGCCAAGGGACAAGTGGCCGCGTACATTTTCCAAGATCGCGTAACGGGGTCTAAGAACGCTGATACATTCTCTAACCCAAGGCCATAAGTGGCGGGGGTCGTTTTCGCCTTGTCTTTTGCCCGCCGTTGAGAACGGTTGACAAGGGTATCCACCGCAAATAACGTCGGGACGTTCAACGTCTGACCATTTAATTTCTTTGATATCTCCATAATTTGGCACCTCCGGCCAATGTTTTTTTAATACTTGACACGCGTACGGATCTATTTCGCTTTGCCAAATAGTTTTCATTCCGGCGCGTTCTAATCCGAGATCTAGACCTCCTATACCAGCGAACAAACTCCCAACCGTAAGCATTATTTACGCTCGGATAGGTAGAGGCGCTCTATAGCCTTGGAGACTCGTTTACGGCGTCGTTCCAGACGGCGCGCTCGAGCGGCGACGGGATCGGTCGCGATGAAATAGCCGAGCCATAAACCGCCGAGGACGGAGATCGTCCAGAATATGCCCTCAATGTTGGACCAATCTTGAATTTTGCTCATATTTTGCCCTCCAGCCGGACGCGAATAGACGCGATGTCGCGAGGTCTCCACACGTAAACCTCGGCGCCTCCAAGTGAGAGGCGTTCTAACCATTCTTTTTGAGTGTCGCTTAATCTGCCGGTGGCCGTTTTAAGTTCGGCGAAAATGACTCCGCCTCGGTGACGTGCCGTCGGGCTTTTAGCGAGAACAAGATCGGGAAAGCCTGCGACGCCTTGGAGCGGTGTCGCCCAATAGCCCGGGCGGATCTGGACGGCGCGGGTGTGGTGAACATGCCAACCGTAAAGGCGCGCTAATTCGAGGATCGTACTTTGGAACGACGCCTCGTTAATTCGGAATAGGTCGTTTACTGTCGTCGGGGTTTTCTTTTTCATTAGAACGGCGCCTCGTCTGTCGCCGGCTTTTTTGGTAGTGCGGAAAGTGTTTTAATCGCTTGGGACGCCTCGCCCATCGTGTTTATTTCGGGAGGCTCTACGCCTCTTTCGGTCGCCAACTTAATTAGAAACTCCAATTGTTTAGCGGTCGGTGGGACGCCTCTCGTGTTCTCGGTCGTTTCTGAGGTTTGCGGCGCTCTAGGGCGATCCTGCGACGGTTTAGGAGCGGTTGCGCGTTCATTGACTCGGAGAGAAACCTCGTCGGCGGACGCGATGGACTTAGAGATCCCAAAGCCCATAAAGCCGAGCGCGCGGCCGAGCGCCGACGTGGACGCGTTCATCATCTCGGAGCCTTTTTGGAACGGGGTTCGGCCCGGGAAAACTTCGTAAGCGGTAGCGACCGCGGGGAGGTCGTCGCCGGGCTCTCGGTAGACGGTCATCGTCACGGCTATAAATGTTTGGCCGGCGATCTCTATCGGGCGAACGTCGGTTTCTTGGACGCGCAAATTTGGGAACCGATCTAAAGCCATTTTTAACCGGTCTTGGACGAGAACGTATCCGCCTAGGTCCATGACGGCGCTCCGGCTCCGGTCTCGGGATCGTTTCCTAGTTTGGCGCGTAGGGATCGGATCTCTTGCTCGAGGATCTTTATTCTTTTGGTGGCCTCGAGTAGTTCGTTTCGGTTTTTGTGGAAACGGCGGAGGACCATATCAAATTCGTCTTGGTCGTCTAGCACGAGACGCTCCAAGGTTGCCAACCGCAACGGCCGGACGCCTCGCGCTCGGAGTAGAGACGCCATGCGAAATAGAGGTTTTTGGCGGGGTCTAACATGTCTGCCTCGGTCCAACCTAGGTCCGCTAAATAGGCGGCGTGAATTTGGTTAATTTGTGTCAGACCGCTATCGGACGCGGACTCCGCTAACGGTTGGCATCGGGACTCTTTCCAAATAATCCGACCGAGTTTCTCGAGTACTTCCGGAGTGTTCGTCCAGCCCTGCGCGACCGCGAGTCCTAACCATTCATAGCAGGGCGTGTCTAACGCGGCGTTCACGATCATGGGAACCGTGGTCGTCGTATCCGCGACCGAGGTCGTCGTTTCTGCTAGGTCCTCTTGGAGCGCCTCGTGAGCGCCGAAAGTCGTCGTCGTTTCTTGGACCGCCGGGACCGTTGTAGTTGTAACGATCGGCTCGTCGTTATTTGTGCCGGCGAGAGCGCCGACGATCACGGTTAAGGTCGCGATTATTCCGATTAAAAATTTGGTGAGTTTTGCGTTAAACATTTTTTATTTCTCCTCTAAGGGTTGGGGTGATCCCCACGATGAGAAACGGCTCGGCCGTTCCGCGATCGTGAGGGTTAGGTCTGTCTTTCCGTTTTCGGTTCTCCCTACCCATACGGTAATTAAGAGTTGGGAGCCGTCCGGGAGAGTGTGGACGTGTGGTCGGTACTGTATGAGATCTAGGTCCATTAGAGGGACCGCCAGACGGTTAGGCGTTGCCCGTGGTCGGAGTCGCCGCCTCTGGACGTTTTGCGTACTCGGTCGGTTGGTTGGCATATCCCATCGTTCGCGGCGCTTTTGAGGATCGCGGCGAGTCCTTTAGTTTTGGGGAACGTGGCCGGGAGCCGGGCCCAAATATCGTCCGCGGTAAATTCGGGCAACATTCGCGCGGTCTTGACTATCGCGTTATAAACCTCGGTCGCTTGAGCCGGCGTCCACTTGTGATCCGCGGATCGTTGGGAGAGTTCCATACCGCGCTCGAATGGCGTTAAAAGTTTGAGCGGTGGCATGCCCTCAAGGTTTAGGGCTAACTGTTCGGACATGAGTCCTCCTATATCGTCGGGGTATCGGATTAACCGATAACGGGAACAATAGCGGACGGGTGCGGTTAAGTGTTGGATTATCCGACTATGGGGGTCGTCTGGAGTTCTAAGACGATCCGGTTTAAAGCCTCTTGGATCTTGTCTTTACTGTCTGCGAATTCGGGCGATAGTTCTAAATGGATCCAATCCGACGACGCGGATCCGCCTCCCTGAATAACTCCCTTTTTGTTATCCAGCCATGCGTTACGGTCACATTTCCAAGTACGGCCGCCGCCGAGACCTTTCGTATACGAGTAATCGGTTAAGAGTTCTAAACCGATCTCGTCGGCGTGTTTAACGAGTAGGTCTATCCATTGGACGACGTAGGTCCGAGACGAGCCCGCTTTCTTGGCGGTCTTGCGGTAGGAGATATCGGCGGCGCGTCCGGTGGCGTGAACGCTCATCGCGGTTTTGCCTCTCATCGGTCGCATGACGTAGGTCCCGTTATTCCAGAGTTTGCTACCGGAGAGATAGTCAATACACGCGACTAAATGCTCGAGTCCGGGGCGCTTACCTTTACCGACGCCCTCGGTGTTACCGGTGTAATTTCTACTCATCGTCTTTTTCTTTCTCTTGTTTGTCTCGGAGCCCGTTACTCGCGAGGACTCCGCCCAAAAGACCTAGGAGCGCCATAAAAGCAGGGTTTAAGATACTTATAAATTCTTGATCCGTGGGGCTTGGCTCGAGCGGCTGGACGACGAAAAGCACGCCGTACAAGATCCCGAGCATAGAGACGCCGAAAACGAACGAGAGGGTAATCCCGACTACAAAAATGAGCCGGGCTTTAATCTCCGAATTAGAGAGTTTTTTCATGGTGTCGTCGCTCCGTTAGAAGTGTCGCAACGGCGGCCGGACGGATCGGTTTCGCAAGTGTGCCGGGTACGGTCCGCGCAACCGCCAACGATGAACACGAGAGCGATCGCAAGGCCGGCGGAGATTAGGAGAGTTTTCATTCCTCGGTCGTTTCGGTGTCGCCCTCTGGAGTCCAACCGGACGCGATTAGTTCGGAATATTCCTCGTCTGTCATTTCTCGGATCTCGTCGTCTATCTGAATGAGCGGTTTCATTTTTTCTATTTCCTGTATCCGTAGACGCGGATCGTTCCGCCTGTCATTGTTCCTGAAGCGGCTGTCAAAGTGAAACTAGTAAAAGAACTTGATACGCCATGAATACCGACATTGTTTCCGTAGACAGTTGAGTATCTGACTCTTGAACGTATTTCGGTGTTTGTCGCTAAAAAAGGGTTATTTACCTCTATTAGCCCGTTTCGAGTCGCCGAACCGCCGGCATAATTCCAATATGATCCAGCGTTACCCGCGTCTAAATTGACCGCCCCACCTAGAAAACTTGCATAAATAAACGCCCAATAATAAAGAGTCGCGGAAGCGCCAAAAGTTAAACGGTAGGGCCCATCAACCGACGACGTACCGCCGCTATCAACGATTAAATAGTTGTCATATAAAGACGAGAAAGCGTCGGTTACGGTAACACTTGTAACGCCGCTCCCGACCGTCTGTCGTTTAACAAGTACAAGACCGCTGGCAAAAACTTGGCTATCTATCGCGTTCGCGAGAGTTCTAATGTCGAGCGCGCCGTCTGCTACCGGGTCGGTGTCGTCCGGTGTCGGCCATGCGAAGTTTGGGGTACTTGCCATGAGTTTAAATATACTCCCTTAGTAGGTCGTTCCAAGTGTATGGGTCTATAGCGGCGGCGTTCCAAAGTACGCCGCTCACAATGTCGGACCAGCGTTGGGACGGTCGGGTGAGTCTCGCGTCCGAGAGGTTTAACGTAATGCTCCAGAATTCTTGACCTATGCGCTCGGAGTATCCCTCGACAAAGAAATCTAGACCGTCTACGTTAAACGCTCCGAAAGTTGGAAGTTGGGTTAGTTGCCCGTTTCTGAGCGTGGAGATAATGGCCTCTTGGCGTGCGAGGGTCATTGTGGAGAGTTCTATTTGGACCGCGGAAAAAGTGAATTCGGGCCGGGCTCGGTTTACGACTATTCGCCGGGCGAGTGTGAGCATGTCGTCACTAGTGCTGATTAGGGAAGTGAACGAATACTCGTAGATACCGTTTTCGGTTATATCGGTAGCGTCCTCATAGGTGACCGTGTCTATATCGTTAGAGATCCTCGCGCGGTTAATTTTTTCTTGGCTAGTTTTTCTTATTGACCAGACGTCTAAGACTTCCGTATCGCTATAACTTTGATAAGGGTCTAGAGAAATCTGCTGACGGCGCGCCTCGCTATCGGTGAAACGTAAGTCTCCGGTCAGAATGTCGCGAAAGAAAACGCCGGACGGCTCCGAGTTGGTGACCTCTTGTAAATACGCTAACGCGTTTTGAGTTGTCGCGTCCGCCTCGTAAAGATAAACGGTCCCGGCGTCTACGTCATACGGCGGAACGGGAAAGCCGGCGGCCGGTAGTGCGTACTGTAGGGTTTCCTGAATTCGGCCGCCGGTAAGATCCACGTCTCCCGTTTTCGTTAATTTAAAACGGCCTAAAGCGGAATAGAGATCGTCGGCCGCTAAGAGAGTGATGAAATACTCGTCTACGGTGACGTCGGTAATTTGTCCCTGAAACCGCGTGTACGGTATCGCGCTGAAATACGCCTCAATTTGGACGGTACTCCCTAAGTCAAAATAGGAGAGGTCGTCGTCAAAGTCTCCGAGCGTAGAAGTTTTTAATATCGTTACGCTTGCGGTGGAGGCGTTGGGTTGGGAAGTGACGTCGGGTCGTCCGTAGTTGATCGTGACGCCCTCGAGCGCGCCGACGTGAACCGCTAACGGAGCGCCTCCGCCGGGTTTGGTTATATAAATGCCGACCGGGTTCGTCATATCGGATTAACGAGTCCGAGCCTTGCGGCGTCTTGCGTGAGTAGTTGTCTAATCTGCCGGGCGACCGCGGACGGGTCCAGCGCGCCGGAGACGTTGATCGTAATACCGCCGCCAAGGTTGCCTAGTTTTGATAATGGGATCACGGCCTCGGACTCGCCGCCCTCGCCGATCATGGCAAGAGTTGGGGACGTGACGATCCCGCCCTCGGCTAGACGCGGGATCTTAACTTTCGGGATCTCGCCAAAATTCACAAACGGGCCGGCGGCTTTATCTATCCCGTCTAACGCGGCGTTAAGTCCCTTAATAACAAAGTTAATTCCAGCCTCGAGCGCGGAAAGGATCCCGTTTAGGACTCCCTTAAAAGCGCCTACGATCCCATCAAAAATAGTTACCGCGAAATCCTTAACGCCTTGGAGGACTCCGATAATGCCGTCCTTGAATTTGATTATTCCGTAGATCGCGAGTCCGAACGGTCCGGTAATGATCGCGAGCAAGAGCGGCCAATTATTAGAGATCCAACCGAAAACGGTTTTAATGAAATCCCAAAATACGTTAAAGCCGGCTTTAAGTCCGTCAATCACTTTTCCGAAAATGTCAAATTTGACTTGGAGCGCGATCAGGGCCGCAATAATCGCGAGAATGACGACCGCTCCGGTCGCTACCCATAACGCCGAAAATGACGCGGTAGCGGCGGTAGTTGCGGCGGTGACCGCAACCTCTGAGGCGACTACGGCGCCGTTAGACGCGGCTAGACCTCCGTTAAGTATGGCGGTCACCGCTTGGATCGTGTTGTAAATACCGAGCGCGACATTAGCGGCGATGATCGCGGCGGCAAGAGTTCCGACGACGGCGACAATCGCAACAATTAGCCCGGTGTTTTTCTGAACGAACGTCGCCAATTTGGTTAGAGCCGGGAGCATTTTGTCCACGAGCGGGAGAACGGCGGCGCCTATTGACTCTTTAGCCTCGCCCATCTGGATACCGAAACTCTTAAATTTTCCTTGCGCGGTGTTCGCGGCCTTGGACGCCTGTCCCTCGAATGTTTCCGATAGTGCGGCCATTACCTCGTCGGTGGACGCGCCGTCGGCGATTAGTTTCGTGAGCGCCGGATCTAGTTTTTTGAGCGGTCCGAGTTGCCCGTTAAACGCTTTGGAGAGAGCGTCCGAAACGGCGCCGAGGTCTTTCCCGGTGCCCGCGGAAACATCGAGCGCGATACCTAAAAGATCTTGAGCCTTGGTTATGTCTCCGGTTCCTCTAACTAGAGAGTCCAGAGCGGGACGGAGTTCGTCGTCGGCGACGGCGGCCGCTACGGAAGTTTGAGAGATAAATTTCTCTACGGCGGCGATCTGACTATCGGTCGCGCCGGTGGAGTTGCGTAACGATCCGGCTAGTAACTCTTGCGCGGCGGCGTCCTCTACGGCGGCCTTAGTCGCTGAGACAAGTCCGGCGGCTACGGCCACAAGAGCGGCGGCGGCGGGGACGGCCGCCTTTTTAATAGCAAATTGGGCTTTAGCGCCGGCGCCCTCCAAACTCTTAAAGTCTGCGATCGCTTTATCTAACCCTTTAGGGTTCCATTCGCTAATAATTGGGACGGAGATACTCATCGCTTTACCTCCACGATGTTACGTCCGACTTCGGCCATGACTCGCGCGACGATCGGCTCTAATTCTTTTTGGAATAGGTCTATGGAATTTTCCGCGCCAGCCCACATAAAGCGGGACGCTCCGCGACCGATCGCTCCGTCTAACGCGCTATGGAAATTAGGTCGGGCTCGAAACGCGTTTTTACTTTTCATTCCTCCAGCACGTCCGGCCATATCTGCCATAATGAGCGGTCCGCCCTTGGCGATGATCTTTACCGTTCCGACGGTTTCGTAGACGGCACCGGTGGCGGCGTTTCTTTTTCTCGCGTTTCGAGTGTCTACCTTTAGAACGATGTTTTTATCTTGTCCGCGTTTCCAGCCGGTCCGCTTTAAGTGATCCATACCAGAAAGCGGAGCGGTCTCGGGGGATAGTTCACGAATAGCGGCGAGCATTGGCTCCGCCGCTTTCTTAATGTCTTTACCGATCTCACGGCGGAGCGCCGGCTGAGTTTTGTTTAACTCTTTTAATGCGCTTTTAAGACCGACGACCTCAACGGACGCGGAGACGCTCATCGTTTAGACCGGCGTTTCTTGTTAATTATGTCCGCGAGTGTTACGAGCATGGCCCCATCGTTTACTAATTCGGACGGCGGGATCCCGGTCTCCGCGGCAACCTCGGCGACTAATCGTCCGAGGCTACCGCTTGGATAGGGTCCGCCGTATCGCCCTCTAAGACGTCAAGGTTTTTTATCTCTTGGGCGAATTGGTCAAAAGTTTTTCCGCTTACGTTGCCCGACATTTTGCCAGCCTCGTAAGCAATATAAGCGAGGTCCTCTAAACCGAGTCCGTCGGTCTGGATCTTGCTCGCTTTGGTCTTATATTTGCGTTCCCAAAGCATGATTACCCACGGGGTCGTATTGACCTCGTAGGAGTCGCTGAGTGTCTCGACACGTAGACGGAGTTCCATCGGATTAGGCGAACGTGACCGCGCCGGATACGGCGAAAGTGAGGTCAATTTCTAGGGCGCTATCTGCGGCACCACCAGCGACGGGGAAAACCGGAATAATGTCGCCGGTTGCGGTTCCTCCGTTGGGGAGGCCCATCTCAAACGGGACCGCGGTTCCTGCGGTTGCGGCGGTTACGAGAGCGTCACAAAATGAACCAGCCTCGCCCCAATCTTGGAACGCTTTAACGCCGAGTTCCCACGTAACCGGTCCGGAGACGGCCGCGTTAGAAGTTAGCGAGATGTATTGATCCACGGTCTGCGATGGTGTGAGTGTGACCTCGGAACATTGGACGGAGTAATCCACCGAGTTAATTTCCACGGTGAGTTGGCGTCCTGTCTGAACGAATAAAGGCATTTAGGGTCTCCTTGCGGTAGTTGTAATGGTGAGGTTATAGGACGGGAGGTCTTGGTTTCCGACATTGTAAACGCCGGAGACACCTCCCGTGGTGACTAGACCGGGGAGCGCGATAATCACGTCCGCGAGTTCTAACACTTTTTTCATACTGTCCCGGTTACCCGGAGGCGGAGCGACACAAGTAACCGAGAAATTTATTTGGACGAGCGACGCGCTTAACGGAGTGATACCGGGCGGGTCCACGATCACGGCCGGCGGTCGGAGGTTCCGAACGTCGTCCACTACCGGGAGCCCGGCGTCCTCGAGTAACTCTATGACAAGATCGTAGGAGTCGTTTAAGAGGCTCATACGGCTACCGGACGGTTACACCCTAGGAGTTTTAAGATCTGTCCCATAGAGCCGATAGGCGCGACGGTAGACATGTCTTGGAAACTTTGATAGGAGTCCACGGATCCGCGTTCACGATAAAGCGCGGAGGCATACAAGACGACCGCGAGACGGCAAGCCTCATCGGGGACGGCGTTTACGAGATCGTCATACGCGCTCGAATAACGGCGCCTATAGCACCATTCGTTCCCGGCTTTAACCGCGACGTCTAAATAAGCCTCGTCCTCGGCGCTCGCCGGCTCTACGCCAAGAAAACCTAGGACGTCCTCATCGTCTGCCCACGTGACCGGAACGTTTACGCGGCCCGGTGTATCTGCGAGAGCGTGATTATGGTTCCCGACATCGTAGGTGATCGTGAGATCGTCGGTATCTATCGCCGTAATGACGTGAGTCCCGTTATAGGTCCCGTTAGCCATGACGCCGGCGACGTGGACGGTATATCCGACATAGAGCCCGGTGACGTCGGAGAGCGTGAGCGTATGGTCTCCAGAGACGGCTACCGCTTTAGTAACTCGTTTCTCTAAGGCCATGGCTCACACTCTCCTAGTCGTTTGGGGGTTGGGGATCAGAGCAGGAGCGAGCCGGTGCTAAGCGCAATATCTGCCACGGCGAAAATGCCGCGGAACGCTAGACGGGTTGAGAGGGTAGCGGGTTGCTCAACTCGAATGGCCCCGCGACGATCCTCGTACAGTTCCACGGCCGAGGCTGAGAGCATGATCGCGGCGCGGTCACCAGCGACGAGACCGAAATCGTCGGAGACGATCAAAGCCAAGCCGAGAGGGTTACCGGTGAGAGCGGTCGCTCCGTTGAGGGTACCGGCGGCGTTAGATGGTCCGAGGTACGGGAAAATTCGGTTTCCGCCGGAGTCTTTCGCTCCACCAATCGCGGCCCACACGTGACTACGGATAATCAAGTGGCTAGGCATACGACCGAAACCGTTTTTAATTTCTGCGGCGGCTGAGTAGAGGCTTTCGATAACTTCGTCGCCGTCGGTCCAGTCGCTGACCTGAGCGGTTGCGCTGGTTGATCCGTCGTAAACCTGACCGAGAGCGTAGGTCTCGGTGGTCTTGGCGTAAACGTTCGCCATGTCTGCGAGGACTCGCTCAACCATTGAGGGTTCGCTGAAACTCTGCGCTTGTTCCGAAATGTCCAAGTATCCGCCGAAAAACTTTTTATCGACTTGGATACGGTCTACTTCGTATTTCTGCGAGGCGAGAGTGTCAAACTCTGCGGCCTGTAAAGCGACGGCGGTATGTTGGCTCACCTTGCGGCGGAAAAACGACTCGCCTCCGGCGGGCGGTGCGAAAGTTCCGCGGGCCGCGATGAACGGGCGCTCGTCTGTGAGTGTGTCAAATACGTCGCCGATGAGCGGCTCGGGGATCATGCCGGGAATATCTGAGACGACGCCATTAGCGGCTCGGACTTCCGGAGTCATGTTCCCGGAGACGAGTCCGGAAATGTAATCCGACGCGCTGACGCGGCGGGCGGCCTTAACGATGATCGGCGACGTGGTGGACGTTGCCTCGGTTGTAATTGGTTCCATAGTTTCTGTTTCCTCCTCGGAAATTTCGGTTTTCTTTTTGTTGGTTTCGTCCTCG